GATTGCTTATGAATCTTAGAGGTGAAGATAAGTGGTTAAAATAAAATGGCAAACATTCAAAGAAATTTTATAGCGGGCCGTATGAATAAAAGCCTTGATGAAAGGCTTGTCCCAAATGGAGAGTATGTGGATGCTTTGAATGTAAGGCTTGGTTCTACTGAAGAATCAGAAATAGGTGCTGTTGAAAATGCTAAAGGAAATATACCATTAACAGAGCTTCAGTACGTAGATGGAACTAAATTAAGTTCTTCTGCTAAATGTATTGGTGCGTTTGAAGATGGAGCTCAGCTTGTTATTTATTGGTTTGTACACGACCCTGCGTTTACACAAGGAGCTACAGGTAAATTAGATTTAATTGTTTCTTATGACGTTGAAACAGGAGAACTAATTTATCATGTTGTTAGTATAGATGATGGTAATGGTATAAATACAACTTTAAATTTTAATCCAAACTTTTTAATTACAGGTGTGGATAAGATTGAGAACTTATTATTTTTTACTGATAATACAAATCCACCAAGAGTAATAAATATAAATGAAAATTATGGTGACCCGCAGCCAGGGGTGTTAACAGATGGGTTTAATAAGGATGATATATTAGTTATTAAAAAACCTCCCACTAGTGCTCCGAGAATTGAAACATATTATGCGCCTGCCCAAGACGACGCTTATTTAGAAGATAAATTTATTTGTTTTGCTTATAGATATAAGTATGAAAACAATGAGTATTCAGCTATTTCTCAATTTACTGAGCCCGCTTTTACACCAGGAGCTTTTGATTTTAGTGTTAATAGTTACCTAAACGAAGGAATGATTAACAAAGATAATGCTGTAACTATTTATTTTAATACAGGTGCATCTAAAGTAACTGATATACAAATACTTTTTAAAGAAGCTGATTCTAGTGTTATTAAAATAATAAGGAGTATTAGCAGAGCTCAATACGGTGTTAATCAAGAACAACAAATAACATTTACAAAAAGAAAAATATTTAGTGTTTTACCTGATTCTGAAATATTAAGATTATATGATAACGTTCCTCAATTAGCAAAAGCACAAACATTAATGGCTAATAGGCTTGTTTATGGTAACTATACAGAGGGTTATAATTTTATTACAAATGAAGGTGGTAATGTAAAATTTGATTTTACTACAACTTTAAAATCAGAAGAAATAAATTTATCTAATCTTCCTGTTAATATTTCACAAGGTTATTATTCTATTGATTTAACTTCGACACCTACTACTCCACCACCTATTTACATTGATGATAGTAATATGATGATTGATTTAAGCTCATTAATTATTTCAAGTGGTTCTAAATTAAAAGCTGGTTCATCTCTTACTTTTTCATTTGGATTTGAATATAGCAGTTCAGTCGTAACAGGAGGAGGCCCAGCAGCTACTCCAGGGAATCAAAACTATTATGTAAACTGGACTTATACTTTACAACAAGATTTTGACACTGTTTATGATTTAGTAAATAGCACAGATTTTTACGACAAAGTAGGTAGCCCAACATCTATACAAACTGTTTCAAACGCAGAAAATGGAAACACATTAACTGATGTATTTAATTTAGCGTTACCTCAATCTTTTGATTCTAATTATACACAATTAAATCAAACAGGTGTATCAAGTTTAACGCCAGTTCCTGCATCTGGAGCTGTGGGTGAGCCAATTATTAGAACAAATTACTCAATTGGAAGTAATACATTTGGTCTTCAAATTTTAGCTGCGGTTTATTATGACCCAGTTTCTTTATCATATTTATTTACATATAATAGAATTACTGATGCCACTGTTACTTTTCAATCATCTGCAACAGCTAGAAGTTTACATAGTAACAGAGGTTACGAGATAGGAATGGTGTATATGGATGATTACAACAGAGCTTCTACTGCTCAGGTTAGTGAATTAAATAGTGTAAATCTTCCATGTAACTTATCTACCTCAAGAAATTATATTCAGGTAAATATACCTGAAGAGCAAAAAGCCCCTTATTGGGCAACAAAATATAAGTTTGTAATAAAACCAACAGCAACAGATTATCAGACGATATATAGTAATATAGTATACAGAGACTCGGGTACTGGAGCTAGTTATTTTTTACTTGATGGGGAAAACGCTAATAAAGTAGAATCCGGAGACAAGCTAATTGTAAAAGCTGATGCTAGAGGTCCAATGAATAGATGTTCGATTGCAACTGTTTTAGAAAAAGAAGCTAAAACTGCAGGGTTTATAGATGTTTTTGATGCTGCAGGAAACGAAATAGAAGTGTTTGGGGGAACTTACATGAAGATAAATGCTTCAAATTTTGCTGCTGTTGAATCTAATGATGCTATTGTTTCTGTTCCTGAGAAAAAAGCTATTTGTAAAGAGGACACTTTTTATCCAGTTGTAGCATTTCCATTTTTTACAGCTACTAATCAATCCGGTTCAGCTCCAGTTTATGATGTGTATGATGTTCCTGTAGGAACTAGAATTACAATGCGTATTGAGTTTCAAAGGAATGGAGGGTCTGCAACGATTGGACCTACTTGTCAAAGACAAAATTACGTTTTAGAAAAAAGCTTTACTGCATCAAGAAATTACACTAATATGATAGATTGGTTTAACGGAGATAACGTAGACCAAACTTTAAATGAGGGAGTTGAAGATACAACTGGTGAAATTTCAATAGATACATTATATATTCCTGCAACAAATTCAGTGGCTGCTCCGCCTCTCGGAGCTGTTAATATTTACACGTCAGACAAAAAAAGTAAGTCAGAAATTGCAAATGCTAATTTATTTGGAGCTACAGCTAATGACCCTGAAGAAACTTTTTATTTTAGAATGTTTGAAGATACAGCAAACCAGGACGCAAATAGTAAAAATTTAATTTATTTACTTATATCTGGTGGAAGAGCTTGTGGAGGAACAACTAATAAACGTTCTGAATTACAAGTGTCTTTTACAGTATATAGAACTGACTCTATGTATGTTTTTGAAACTCAGCCAACAGATGCTTTGCCTGATGTTTGGTATGAAAACAGTGAATCATTTAACATAAATGGTAATTTACATTTAGGAAATGTGCAAAACCAAACTACAAGTCAACCTGCTATTGTAAACACGGGATTTGCAAATTGTTTTTCTTTTGGAAACGGAGTAGAAAGTTACAGGATTAGAGACTCAATAAAAGAACCAGCATTTAATTTAGGTAATAGAATATTCACAACATCAAACGAAGAGTATAAAGCAGCGCATAGGTTTGCAGATTTAACATATAGTGGAGTTTACAATGATGAGTCAAATGTAAACAGACTTAATGAGTTCAATTTAGGTTTATTGAATTTTAAACCATTAGAAGAAACGTATGGTGATGTAGAAATATTGTATGCAAGAGAAACAGATATACTTGTCTTACAAGAAGATAAAATATCTTATGTGCTTGCGGGTAAAAACATATTATCAGATTCAACTGGAGGTGGGCCAGTAACATCTGTTCCTGAAGTATTAGGAACGCAGATAGCTAGAATAGAAAATTATGGTATAAGTAATCACCCTGAAAGTTTTGCAGAATTTGGTGAAAACAAATACTTCTCTGATGCTAAAAGAAATGTAATTGTAAAATTAACTGGAAGCTCGGCTCAAAACGAAATACTAACAGTTATTTCTAGTCAAGGAATGAGAAGTTGGTTTAGAGATTTATTTGCTGACGCTTCAGCTACTCAGAAACTAGGTGGTTATGACCCATACATGCACGAATATGTGTTTACTTCTAACACTATAGTTAAACCAGAAACTGAATTATGTACATCATGTGGTGTGACAAAGAATATAACTGTAGTTGCTCAACAAGAGTTTGTTTATTGTGTTGATGTAAAACAAGAAGTTGGGACTGTTTATATAGATTATGTAATACCTTTTGAAAATTCTGATTTAATTGTAACCGAAGGAACTCAGCAGCAGATTGTTTCTGAAGCTGGTGTAGATTTAGAAACAGAAGGTCAAGTTTCAGGAACTGGATACACTATTCAAGCAATATATGATGGTGTTACTTATACTACTGGTGTAGTATATCAAAGTGGAACATTATCATTTAGTAAGCCAAATTCAGTTCCAACGGAAGTGGTTTTAATAGTAACTACAGATTCATCGGTAAACGACACTATTCAAATAACTGTAAAATGTCCTGGTCCTGAACTGTTTAATGTTTACAGTATTACATTATCAACTAATGCAATTGCAGGTCAATTTACACATACAGAATTTTATTGGGAAAAAGGAACAGTTATATCTCCAACTCAATCAGATTTAGTAACGTTATTAAATAGCCCGAATGACCCTATAGTTTCACAATATAGAGAACTTGAAGGAGGTCAAGGGGCAAATGTTATTCCTCAAGATGGAGCAATAATTACAATGAGGTCTAATAAAATTAATTTTGATAATTTCCAGTTTGACCCTAACGAAAATGAGTTTAGATATTTAAGAACAGACGCACTATATGAAAACAATTCAACTGATATAAATATATTATTAGCAGCTTCTATTGAGGCAACTCCAATTAATACAGCAGGCGCTCCTAATTTGTATAAAGCTAATTTTGCTTTACCAAATGGTGGTGACAAATTATATTTAATATATGATTTAAGAAAATCTATTGGACAAGAGCTTTGTTATTCACCGCTCAGTTTCTTTGAATCTTGTTGTGATTGTACGTTTAGTCCAACCCCAACCCCAGCGCCATCACCAACTCCAGCACCAGCAGTACCAACATACGATTACTTTATAGGTATAGATTGTGTAAGCCTTCAGGCTGTTTATTTAAAAGCTAATACAACATTAGGTATTGTAGTAGGAAATGAAGTGCAATACACCAGTGGAGGAACAACAATGGGTTGTGCTTCTTTATATGCTACGGGAGGTTCTGGTGTAAATGGTGAAGTAGTGGTTTTAGTAGCAGGATGTGGAGATTCAAGATGTTCAACATAAATGGTTAACTTTGTAAAATTATAAATGCCGGCAACAACAGCTACATATTATTTTAGTTCTTCGAGTTTCTCGAACGCTACTGCATTATATACTGATGCGGCATTATCAATTTTTGCACCTGATGGATGGTATTCAGACCAAAATATTTACAGACAGCAAGCTGCTGGAGTATTATTTGCAGAGACTTCGTGTCCTAATTGTTTATCACCGTCACCTAGTCCTATACCAACGCCATCGCCAACGCCATCGCCAACGCCATCGCCAACGCCGTCGCCAACGCCAACGCCGTCGCCATCGCCAACGCCAGCACCTGTAGTTAGCTATGACTATAGATTGTATGCTCAATGTAGTGGAGCTGCGACACAAGTATTTAGAGTTATTTCCGGTGGAATATTTCCACCTGTAGTACAATATGATGGGATATGTTGGGAAAACTCAAGCTCAACTGTTTTAACATCAACTATAGATGTAGCAGGTTTACCAAGTTATGCGGATTGTGCTACATGTATTACTCCATCACCAACTATAACTTATGATTATAGAGAATACACGGAATGTAGTGGAACAGCTACTCAAGTGTTTAGGGTTCCATCAGGAGTTTCGTTTGCACAAGTTGTAAAATATTTAGGAACTTGTTATGAAAACACTCAAGCGACTACTTCTATATCTAATGTAGATATTTCAGAAACATATACAGATTGTGTAAGTTGTCTACCGACTCCATCTTATGAAATATTTTCTACAAACACTGTACAAAACGGTGTAGGTTCTTCAGTATTAGCGTGTCAAGCAACAACAGCATATAGTATGTTTACTAGTAGAACTAATGTAGCTTCAATTCAAGTAAATGATGTGGTTTATACAAACGCTACTTTAACAAATACTTGGAATGGAAACAGTTTTTGGTATGGAGTAACTGATAATAGTGGAAATGTTCCAAATAATGCAAGTGGATTTGCTTTATTAATTAATTCATCTGGTGTTGTGACTGTGAAAACTACCTGTGTAGCTCCGTCGCCAATACCAACTCCTACTGCAACGCCAACACAGGATGTTGAAATAAGACAGTGTGGTACTACAAGCCCAACTTATCTAGTAAGAATTACTGGAACATCTGGATATTTAAGTGGACAATCAATAGAAATAACTGGAGCAGCAGCTGGAGGTAATCCAGAATTTACAGGTGCAACTTGTTATGAAATTATAGACGCAGCTGCATCTTCGTATAATTCTACTGTTACAGTTAACTCTGCGTATAGTAGTTGTAATGGATGTGCTCCAACTCCAATTTATGAATACAATGAATACACAGAGTGTCAGACATCAACAACACAAATTTTTAGAAAACTTACAACAACATCAACTTGGCCAAGTTTTGTTCAGTATAACAATATTTGTTATTCAAACCGACAATCAACAACAGGTACTTCATCTATAAGTGTTGAACCTCTTACAAGCTTTAATAACTGTTTTGATTGTGAAAACCCATCAATGTTTATTAATGGTTTACCACAACAAGGATATACAGAAGCTGCGGCTTGTAATGCTAGAACAGATTACTTTGTTTTCTCTGATAGAGCAACGGTTGGTCAAATTATAGTTGGAGATACATTATATGCTAACTCTTCAAAAACTACAGTATTTAACGGAGGTTTAGAATGGTATAGTATTTCAAACACTTTAGGTCTTTTACCACAACCTTCAAATGATAAATATTTAATTAATTCATCAGGTGTTGTTCAAACTATAAAAACTTGTGCTGTAGTTCCTTCACCTACTCCGACAACTGCGCCGCCTCCAGTAACTCAAGAAATATCAATAGTGAGTTGTGGTACAACAAGCCCTACATACCATGTTGAAGTAACAGGAAGTAATAGTTTAACTGTGGGATTAGGTATTAAAATAAGTTCTGGTGGTACGACTGGTGGATGTCCAACGTTTGATACATCTCAATGTTATGAAATTACAGCTGTAAATATTGGCTTCCATAATTGTCAAGGTGTACTTGATGTTGTGAGCAACAATTGTTCTAATTTATCAGGATGTTCTCCATCACCGACTCCAGCGCCTAGCCCAACACCGACACCATCACCAACAGCAATTTCGTATCAATATTTAGATATAACAAGGTGTGATGGAGGTACAAATAATTATACAATTGTAAGAACTTCTCCTGGGACGTTCCCTACGAACAGTTCAGTGTTAATGCCTGATGGATTTTGTTATGAAGTAACCGACCCTTCAGCTAGCACAACTACTCAAGAAGGATTAGCATGGTATACTTCTTGTATAGCTTGTGCATCCGCTACATCACCATCTCCATCACCGACTCCAGCGCCAGTGGTTTCAACATACTATTTTTTAATTGATAGATGTGATGGAAGTGCTGGAACTTACACTGAAATGGCTTCAACTTCTATTTTATCTCCAGGTACATCAGTAAAAATGGATGACGGATTTTGTTATGAAGTACAAAATGCTGTAGGAGTAATAAACTCAAATGTTCCACTGTCTACTTTCGCTGATTGTACTGCTTGTGAAATAACTGTTCCGACACCTAGTCCGACACCTAGTCCTAGTCCAACACCTAGTCCTAGTCCGACGCCTAGTCCGACACCTGCGCCTACACCTGCGCCTACAGTTGCATGTAACCTTATTAATTTGGAGTTTGTAGCAAGCGTAAATAATATTGTATGTGACAACTATGAGTTTTACTACGCAAACACAACTGATTTATGTACTGCATCACTTTTATATAGAACTCCAACTTGTGATAGAGCTGCCTTAGCAGGTTATTATAACAACGGAAGCTTCTACAGATATTGGAATGGTTCATCGTTTACATCCTCTTGTACAGCAACAACTTGTCCATAGTTTTTCATTTTAAATAATTATCATTAACTTTATTTGAAATTAAATTAAATCAAATGGAGGAAATAAATAATTTTTTATCTGCAGATGAATGTCAGCAGTTAATAAAAATGATTGATGCAAACCACACACGTTCATCAGTTGTAGAAGGTGGCACTGACAGGACAGCTGTTACAAATCATCGAACATCCAGCACATCAAATCTTGATATGCAAAATTCTTTAGTAAAAAATATCCAAAGTAGAATAGCAAAAGAATTGAATATTGAACTAATAAAAGGAGAAGCTCTACAAGGACAGTTGTATGAGCCTGGTCAATATTTTAAACCTCATAATGATTTTTTTAGTGGACCTGCTTATGATATGCATTGTAAAGCATCTGGGAATAGAACTCACACTTTAATGATTTATTTAAATGATGGCTTTAAAGGAGGTGGAACAAGCTTTCCTAATTTAGGAAAAGTTGTTGTACCGGAAACTGGTAAAGCTATATGGTGGTATAATATGGAAGATGGAAAGCTTCAAGATAAATATTTACATGAAGGTGTTACAGTGGATGAAGGAAAAAAATACATTGTAACATCCTGGTGGAGGGAAAAAAACTGGAATGGAGCTAGTGATGAAAAGCTATATTTAGACTCTCAAAAAGAACAAATTGTGAAAAAAGTTGACCAACCAGTTGAAACTAAAATTGTTGAAGGTATGCAAAATAAATCATACATTGTTAAAGCGTCGCAAGCTGAGGAAATAAAAGAACCTGTATTAACTAAAAATTTTAGTAACGTAACAGACTTCCCAAGATTTACAGAGAATGGTTTTTCTTTAATAAAATGCCCTACAGATACTTGGAATTTAATTAGAGAATCTTATGAGTTATTAAAAGATAAAACAGAAGATGAAAACTTTGCTGGCAAGCAAGAGTTTATAGTAGGTGGCGAATCTGAAATAATGTCTTTTGACCATTTACCTACAGTAAGAACAATGATACACGACCAGCTTTTACCTACGCATCAAGAATGGGTAAAAGAGCCGCTTTTAAAATCATTCATATATGGTATACGTTCATATAAAAAAGGAGCAACACTTACTTCACACGTAGATAGAATAGCTACACATCACATTTCATCCATAATTATAGTTGATAAAGATTTAGCTTGTGGCTGCTCAAACAAACCAGAGGCTGATGATTGGCCACTAGACATACAAGGTCACGATGGAGAATGGTATAAAGTTTATGCTCAACCTGGAGATATGATATTATATGAATCAGCTGTGTGCGAACACGGAAGAAAAGAAGTTTTTGGTGGAACACATTTTAGAAACTTTTATGTACACTATAAATTAAAAGACTGGAAGTATGTCGGATAAATACATTTCTATTGAACCTTGGTGGGCAGGATTTGCTAACGTAAGGATGTCATTAGAAATAGGTCTGGCTATATCAGAGCTAACCAATCGAAAGTTTATAATACCACCTGGTATTTACTTTAATGCAATAACTCCTTGGGATAAAAAAGAAACTTATATAAATCCTTTTGATATATGGGATGAGAATGTGTTTAAACAAACCTTTAATACAGTTAATTACACCGATATACCAGAGTACGCAGTTTTAAACGGACAAACATATTTTACTGGGGTAGATAAGTTTGCAAAGCTAATGTTGTTTGATGAAGTTTATAAAGAACTACACCCTCTTCATAGTTGCATTGGTTTTGTTTTAACAACAGACGTTAAGGATATAGAAGACTATAATAAGTTTGCACAGGGAAGAAAACAATATAATCTACATCAAGAAGATAAATTCATACACTTTCCTAGAAATTTATTTGGTCATTTTTATCACAGCGTATATGCAGCAAGTGATAATAAAAAGAAAGAAATTAAATCTAAAATGTTAAATGGTTTTAAATTTAAACAAGAACACATAGAGGCTATAGATTTTATAAAGCAAGCTCTTGGAGCATACAATGCAATACACATAAGACGAGGAGATTTTATAGATACTAGACCACACACTGTTCCGCTTCTTGAACAAATACCAAAATTTCTTGATAAACATTTATTTAAAAATAATTTACCACTTTACATTGCGACTGATGAAAAAGATAAATCAATATTTAATTTTTTAAAAGACAAATATGAGATATACTTTTTAGACAATTTTATGCAAGACCTTACACCACTTAAGGCAACTATATATGACCAGATAATTCCAAGTTATTCATTTCAGTTTCTTGGCAGCGTGATGTCTACATTTACAGATTACATACACGTGAATCGTGCAAGTATGGGAGTGTTTACAAATCCAAGAGTTGGTTGTAACTTTGATAAACCAGAGCTTATCTACGACAAGTATCCTTGGGAAGAAGAGGAATGGGGTTGGGATAATTTATACAGATATTATTGGGAATGAGCACTATATTAGTTAGTATAGCATCTTATAAAGACTCTGAGCTTTTGCCTACGATAAAAGACTGTATTAGTAAAGCAAAAAACCCAGGACGAATATATTTTGGAATATGCGAACAAGATGAAATATCAAATAATGAATTAGAATCAATACCTAATTTAAAAAATTTATTTGTTTATTATAAAGATTCTAAAGGACAAGGTTGGCATAGAAATCAAATATATAAACACCTTTATGAAGGTCAAGATTATTGTTTGATGATTGATAGCCATAGTAGATTTGCTGAGGATTGGGATGAAAAATATATTAACGCTTTAAATTCTAGGCCAGATAAAACTATATTAACAGGCTTTCCGCCACACTATGGTATTGGAGAATCATACAATCACTATGCTAAAGCAAGACCTCATAATACATATAACTATCCTTTAGAAATAGATTCTTGTTATAAAATTTCTGGCAAAGGAACAGGGTTTAACGGTGAGTATACTGAAACAGTTTGCGTCAGTGCAGCTAATATATTTTCAACAGGTGAATTTACTCAAGAAACATTGTATGATGAATACCTACATCCTTTTGCTGAACAAGAAATTATTTCCTGCTTAGCATATCAACACAATTATAAAGTAGAAGTTATGAAACAAGCTTTAGTTTGGCATTGTTATTATAATAATTTACCTGGAAGTGAGGAGAAGTATAGAATGTTGCCTTTTGAAGAAATTAAAATTCAAGGATATGAAACGTGTTTTGTACCTTTGTTAGATAAAAGAAAAAGTTTACGTTCTGCAACGGAATGGACACAGCATATTTTAAAATTTAAACAATGAAAAAAATAGTAGTATTAGGAGCTGGTGGTTTTATTGGTTCTCATTTAGTTAACAAATTAAAGTCTATGGGTAACTATGTAATTGGCATAGATGTTAAACTCCCTGAGTTTAGTTTAACAAAAACAGACGAATTTTTTCAAATAGATGCAACAAATTTTCAGCAGTTAGATAAAGCAATACAAAGCAATGTAGATGAAATATATCAATTAGCTGCTGACATGGGAGGGGCAGGTTATATATTTACAGGTGAAAATGATTTAAATGTTATGTTGAATAGTGCTACAATTAATTTAAATATAGCAAGAATAGTAAAAGAAAAAAATATACCTATGGTTTTTTTTAGCAGTAGTGCGTGTATATACCCGGAACACAACCAGATGGATGCAGACAACCCTAACTGTGAGGAGTCATCTGCTTATCCAGCTAATCCAGACTCAGAGTATGGTTGGGAAAAACTATTTAGTGAAAGATTGTATGCAGCTCTTGCCAGAGACAATGGGACAAAAGTAAGAATAGCTAGATACCATAATGTGTTTGGGCCAGAGGGAACTTGGCAAGGTGGAAGAGAAAAAGCACCAGCTGCTATATGTAGGAAAGTATTAACAGGAAAAGATGAAATTGAAATATGGGGAGATGGTAACCAAACCAGGAGTTTTTTATATATAGATGATTGTATAAAAGCAACAGTAGATTTTTGCAACAATGATGTTCAGTTTCAAGGACCTATAAATATAGGTAGCGAAGAAATGGTTTCTATTAACACATTAGTAGACTATGCTTGTGCGGTCGAAGGTAAAGAATTGAAGAAAGTACATATACCCGGGCCGCTCGGTGTGCGTGGTAGAAACAGTGATAACAATTTATATAAAAAAAAGGTTAGTATAACCGATTACGCAAGGCCTTTAAAAGAAGGTGTATCGCTTACATACGCTTGGATTAAAAGTCAACTAAATAATTCGTAAATTTGTAAATCAATAATTGATTTATGGCGTGTAGAAATATAAGATTTTCTTGTCCAATTGGAGCAGATACTTGTACTTGGACAGTAGAGTGTTGTGATGGAACAAAGTATAATTATGAGCTTGATGAAAATAACACGGAAGACCTGTGTTTAACACAAGGCTCAACAATACTTTTGACATCTCAATATGGTTCTTGGAATGACACCAGTCAAACATGTCTTACTAATTGTGGTGATGTAGACCCTACACCAATTGCAGGTTATGAATATTATGAGTTTGATGACTGTAATAGTGGAGCAAAACAAATTTTTAGAGCATCTTTATCTGTCCCTGTTTTAATACCTAATGTTGTTAGATATAATTCAGAATGTTGGCAAAATCCCACTTTAACAAATACTACTTCTAATGTTGATATAAGTTCATTACAAGGTTTTGTTGACTGTGCTTCATGTGCAGGTGTTCCAACTCCGCCAACTCCACCAAGTCCTCCAACACCTGCTACTACACCAGAATATTGTTTGGTTCAAACTAATACTGTAACTATAGAAGAAATAGATTTATCAGCTATACCAGGAGCAACTAGTTCAAGAGCTTATGTTTTCAATGGAGCTTTAGGTATTTATAAAGTACAATTAGGTCAGTATACTTTAAGTGGTGTTCCTTCAGCACATCCAATAGCAATTCTAAACTATGGTGTTGACACTTTAATATCATACACAGGACAATACAATGCAGGAACAAAGACTGGGCCTGATGGATACAGCTACACCTATTACTATGGTGATATAACTATAAATGTAAACGGTGACTTTGGAGCAGTAAGCTATGCGTGTTACTTCCACGGATATATGGGAGGTGAAAATAATTTAAGATATGACTCGACATGTCCATCACCAACAGACCCTACACCTGTAGCTCCAACCCCAACACCAGCGCCAACGAGTGTTGTGCCACCTATACCATCTCCTGTTGATACAGAGTGGACATTATCATATAGTGATAACTCAGAGGGGTGGCCATCATTCTACTCGTTCAATCCAGATTATATGATTGGCATGAATAACTTTTTCTATACGTTTAAAGGAGGAAACTTATACCAGCACAATACTAATGAGATTAGAAATAACTATTATGGCGAACAATTTAATTCTCAAATATCAAGTGTGTTTAATGCAAACCCTCTTGAAAATAAAATATTTAAAACCATAAACTTAGAATCTGATAATGCTTGGCAAGCGTATATGGAGACTGATATACAACAAAATGGTATTATAGAAGATGGTTGGTTTGAAAAGAAAGAAGGAGCATGGTTTGCTTACGTAAGGCAAGAAGGAAATGTCCCTGCTTTTGAAGGGCAATATGCAATGAGGTCCGCCAATGGTATAGGTAAAACTTCAAATGTTTCAGTAGATGGTGGTTTAACTACATTAAGTTTTTCTACAAACCCACTTGTATCTATTGGGAATATTATAAGTATTGGTGATTATGTATACCACTCACTGCCTCAATACACTGAGGTTACATTCGGTGGTGTTGTAACTAATATACAGGTTGATTTACGAAATGGTTTAAACAATATATTTGTAAGCACTACCTATGATGGAGCAGTAGCCTTTCCACTTAATGACCCATATATAATGTTCTTAAAAAGTTCTGAGGCTGAATCACATGGTTTACTCGGACATTATTGTATATTTACTATTGTTAACGTAAACACAAATAAGACGGAATTGTTTGCGGTAGAGAGCGAAGTAATGAAAAGCTATCCGTAAAAATTAGTATCTTTGCATAGAATGGACTTTAATATAAAAGAATTAAATCCTTCAGATTATGAGGATGTTTTGGTAGGATGGTGGAAAGATTGGGATTGGCAACCGCCGCCTAAAGATTTTTTACCAAACGATGGAGTAGGAGGAGTAATGGTTACACACAATGACCAGCCTATTTGCGCTGGTTTTATGTACATGACCAACTCAAAAGTTTCGTGGGTAGACTGGATTATATCCGACAAAAAAATAGAGGACACCCAGTTAAGACACGAGGCGGTTAAGTTTTTGATAGCTGTTCTAACAAACATCTGTCAGGAAAATGGAAGTGTTTATATATATGCGCTTTTAAAAAATGATAACTTGATTAAGACATACGAAGAATTAGGATATATACAAGGGGATAGCAACGCAACCGAAATGATAAAAAAAATATAATATGCCAGCATTTAGTACAATCGCATTAGCAACAGTATCAGCTGCCGGTTCAGCATTTAGTTTTGCTGAAGCAGGAAAACAAAATAAACTAGCTAGAGAGGCTCAACGAGACGCAGCAAAAGCTTTGGAAGAAGCAAAGAAAAAATTAGAAGTAAACATGATGAGGGGTCTTTCAATTGCTAAAGAGCCTTACGAGTTAGAGCGTGAAGCTTTGCTTCAGGCTGGAGCATCAGCTCTTCAAGCGGGTGTAGAGGGTGACCCACGTGGTGCAGCAGCTACAGCAGGTAGAGTTTTTCAAGCGCAGCAACAGGCATCAGCTGAGCAAAGAGCTGCAATGGCAGAAGAAATGCAAGAGTTAGATTTACTAGCTGCTCAGGAAGAAGTTAATCTTCAGAGACAAAGAGTTGGTTTAGATATAGGAGAAGCGAGAGGTCAACAAGCTATGGCTGCAGATGCAAGAAGAGCAGCAGCTCAAGCAACTACAGCAGGAGTTCAAGGCTTAGTTGATGTGGGTACAACCTTATTTCAAGGTTCTGATTTATATGACGGAGAAAGAACTCCAGAAGAAATGGAAGCTATAAGAACAGCACGTAAACAAAATAGAATAGACAGAAGAAACAATCGTAGGATGAAAAGAGGAGTTTCTGATGTTTCAAGAGATTTTCAGAATATAGATTATATGGATATTAATTATCAACCTATGTTTGATATACCAGGGGTCGGAGGACGTGGTATGCTTTCTTAATATAAAATAATATGCCAGTAGGATTTGGATACATAAGAGATGAGCAGCCAGCTATAGTTGATTGGTCTGCAATTACCAGAGAAGCTAGGGAGACCATTAAGGGTATCGAGGCTGATAGACAAGCTAAAAGAGAAGGTGTTGACCAGGCTATAAGAGACCAGTCGGAAGCTTTACTTAATAGACCTAAGAGTCAGAATACAGAGTACAATGCTGCTATGTCTAACATGACAGCACAGATAGAAGCTACTATGCTTCAGAACTACAACGACTTACGTTTAGGAAATATAAATCTAAATCAATTTAACGCAACTAAAAATACCATGATGAGTGAGACTAAAGGTGTTCTCGCTATTGCTAAGGTATATGCAGACCAGTATGATGCTAATGTAGAGGGAGCACAGAACGGAACACTATCTGGTTTTTCTAACTGGACAAATGCAATGACTCAAGAGATGATGGATTTTCAAGGTGTAGAAACTTTTGTTGGGCCAAATGGTAAGATATCATTTGTAAAGAAAAAGGAAGACGGCACAACAGAAACTCTTGATACTTCTGAGCTATTTACATTAGCTAACATGAAGCAACAGAAGTTTGACATGAAGGCTGCGATAGATAATGCTAAAGAAGAGGGAGGTTTTACTTATGTAAACAACTTAGGTGAGAAAACACAAGGTTATTTTATTGACCCTACATCTGGAGAAATAAATACCGAAGCTATAACAAAATCCGCAGCCAGTATGGTGGCGCAGGATTCTAATGCCTATGGTATATTATATGATTACATAGGAGGTTATGATTTTAAAAGACTATCTGACGACTTTTTTGCTGAGCATCAGACTGGAGAAGAACAAAAGAAAGCCCTAGAGCAATTACAAAAAGAAAATAAAAATGTGATTTATATAAACTCTAATGGTATGCCTATAGTTTCTAAGGAACAAAGAGATGTAGCGCAAAAGTATGTACAAGAACAGTTAGAACAAGTAGCTGTCACATCAAAACAAGAAGCAGGATTTTTAGCTGAGGAAATAACACAAGCTAAATTAAACGAGTTAAATCAATCAATAGAAAAAAGTAAGGCAGACCAAAAATTTATTGAAACTCGTACAAATAGTGAAGAGGTAAAAACAACCGAAGAGTTTAAAGTAAAACTTCCTAAAATACAAACGTATTTAACTGACCAATTAAAACAACCTATAATAGATGCTGTGGCTAAGGGTAGAGCGGTAGATGCTCAAGGAAATAGAACATTAGATTTGACAGACGCCGACAATCAAGTGGCAAAAACTTTGAAAAAACTTTTATCTTCGATGGACGTTTCTGCTGACTCGGCTTCGTTTTTAAAACAGGCAGTTAAATTAAGGCTTCCAAAAGAAGGAGGAGGATTTAAATCAGAAACTATTGGTTTAGCTGGAAAAGATGGGTTAGATATATTCGAGGATGTTTTAGAATTATTATTGTTGTTGCCTGAAGAAAATTTAGATAAATTTTATACAAGAGTTGTTGATGTAAATAGAGACGGAAAAATTGATGTAGTAGAAAAAGGAGAATTAGACGAGTAACATGGATGAATTAAAAAAATTGTACGACGTTTTAATTAGAGACGGATACTACACTAAGTCATTCGATGATTTTCAAGTGCAATTTAGTGACCCAGTTTATGTTCAGAAAGTATACGATGTCGTTAATAGAGATGGTTTGTTTACCAATGATATAGAAGTTTTTCAAGAAAAATATTCAGTAAAAAAAAAAGACGATTCCCAACCAGAATTGGTTTCAGAATCGGAAGTTGGTTTATCGGAGGAACAACCCAAATTTAAACCTATACCAACTGGAGGTATAACATCTTTTGAAAAAGACACTGCGCTAGAAAGAACCTTAGGTAAAAATTTTGTTACAGATTTTTTCGGAGATATATACAGAGCTGCTGAGCAAGGAGTCAAGCAAGGTCAAGCAGTTGATGATGCTCTTAAAATATTTGGAAAAGGAACTAACGTCACCTCAGAAAACGTACAGGCTTTTATAGAAGCTCAAAATGCTTTAGCGGATTCTCCAGAGTCTGATGAAATGAGAAAATTTAACACTGACTTTGAAGAGGCTGGCGGCGGTGTGTTTGGTTTTATTAAAGCATTGCTTCAGAATAGAGGTCAAGTTATACCACAATTATTTGTAAGCTCAGTTACAGCCATGATGAATCCAGCTTCATTAGCGGCTGCTGGAGGAGCAATAGCAACAGGAACAGGGGCAGGTGCTACAGCGGGTGCTGCGGCAGGAGGTGTTGGTGCTATACCCGGTGCTATTGGAGGTTTTATTTCTAGTTTACCATTTGCTTTAGGAGCATCCGGAGGAACACTAGAAACTGCATTATCTTTTGGAGAGTTTTTACAGGAAGAAGTTTCTAAGAATGGCAAAGAATTTACCGAGGAAGCTGTCATGGAAGTTATAAATAACCCTGAGGCTATGACTAGAATAAGAGGAAAAGCTGCGGGAAGAGGTTTAACCATAGGTATTATTGATAGATATACTTCAGGTATAGCTGGTAAAGCAGTAAAAAGTATGGGTTCTGCGGCAAAAGGAGCAACAAGACTTCAGAGAGCGGGACAGGATGCTAAAAGATTAGTGGCAGCAGGAGGAATAGAAAGCGTAGGTGGTTCTCTTGGAGAGACAGCAGCGAGAGTTGTAGCAGGTCAAGAGCTTGATGTAAGAGAAATAGGGTTTGAAGGTATAGCTGGAACAGCAACAGCACCTTTTTCTTTTGCTTATGGACAGTTGCTTGGTCAGCCTCAATATAATATTAATAACGGTGTTGTAAGTAGAGAAAAAATTGAAGAAGCTATAAATAATTATACTGATGAAGACTTTGCAAGAGCAAAAATAAAAATTGAAAATGACCCAGAATTGTTAGAGCTTGCTAAAAAAAGAAAAGATGATTTAAAAATAAGAGACCAAGTTATATTAGAAGGTCAAGCAACTCTTCCACAATTACCAGAGAACATTAGAGAAAAAGTTATTGAACTTGAAATAGAGGCTAAAAAATTATTTGGCAATAGAAATAAAGGTTCGCAGTTAAGGCTAGAAGAAATTAACAAAGAGTTAAATTCATTGTATGGGTTAGATACTGAAGAATCTATAAAAATTAATTTAGATGAAGTTGCAGAAGAAGTGCCTTCAAAATCAGAACAAATAAAAGAAAAATTAAAAATAACTGAAGAGCAAAGAAAGCCTGATGTGAGTGAGGCAAATTTAAACGAAGAAACAATAGCGGAACAAAAGTCTTTAACTATAGAAGAACAAATACAAAGAAGAGTAGAGGATACGGGTAGACAAATTGAAGGTAAGCCACCAGCTAAAAGGTTTAAAAAAAGAGGAGAAGAAGTTTCAGTTGCTGTTGACAATCAGATTACTGAAGTCATTGAAAATACTAACAGTGAAAACATTATTGAACAAAAAGAAACCATATTTAAAAGTATAGCAAAACCATTAAACACCTCAGAGGCAAGAAAGAAAGCTTTTCTTGACTTAGTAGATAAGCTGTCACAAAATACTGATGTATCAAAAAGAACAATCGCTAGATTAAAAACAGGTATACAAAAATCTACATTTGATAATGCAGGAAAAGTTAGAAACAAACTTGAGGATGTGATTAAAACTTTTGATACACAAGAAAGAAAAGATTTATATAAAGAAGGAAACAGTCTGGTTAAAAATATAAAAAGACAAATTAGAAAGGGAAGAAAAAGACTAGACCCTAACCTTGTTATTGCGGCTGAAGAATTTTTAGATATAAATCCATTAGAGGTATCAGATTTAAAAGAGTATGTAGACAAGGCAAATCAAATAACAGAAGGGTTAAAGCCTACAAGGTTTACTAAGGAAGGAGCTGATGTATCTGCTCCATTTGTTATTAATGATATAACAGAGTATGCACAGAAAGAATTAGAGATAGAGAAAATAAAAGTTGCACAGCTTAAACAAGATGCTTTTCAAGAATTGACTGGGGTATCAGCTGAAGAGCTATCAATGAATGAAGTAAACGAGGTTTTGAGAAATGCTTACAATGAAAGCGTAACAAGTCCTGATGAATTTATTGTAAATGAAATAAGTAAGATAACCGGTAAAGAACAAATTATAAACACAGCGGCAGCTAATGCGTTTGACACATACAAAACTATTATTAAAAATCAAATAGACACAGGAGTTGACACTTTTTCTGAGAGCGGTCAAAAAATAGAGCTAACACCTCGCCAAAAAAGAATTGTAAAAGATTTTATGGAGATAGATGTAACTAAACTATCTACGCCAGATAAAGTAAAAGCAATAGATGCTATAGTGAATTTTGCAGTAAACGGAGAATCAGGAGGTATGCTAGCTACTACTTCTAAATATAAAGGAGGAGAATTTGCAGCTTTAGATGAATCAAATAATTTAAGGTCTAGTGAAATTAAAAATGTAGTAGATAAAATGCTAGGCACATCTTCAGGTTTATACTGGAGTAAAAATATTGCGTCTCTACCTATTATGTCGGAGTTTATGTTTGGGAATCAAAACGATTCTCGTACATTTTTTGAAAACAGTGGTCTGCAAAAAGTTATAAATGGTTCGGCTAATGGTGAAAGAATATCAACTGCTATTGGAGACATGTATCATGCTAAATTTTATGATAAAAAAGCTAATGGTGAAGATTTTTATTCACCAGAAAATGTAACAGAAAGAGGTATGTATGGTTTTATTAATAGAACGATTGATGGAACAGTTTCTGAGCAACAAGAAGAGTTTCAAAGAAGAAAAGATTTAATAGAAGAATCTTATGAGGCGCTTAAAAATGGAAGTCCAATTGAGCAGCAGAAAGGACAAGACTATGAAAATGTTTTTAATAAAATACTAAAAGAGGCTGTAACAATTCAAGATGTAAAAGATAAAGTGGACGCAGTAAATGTTGAAGCAGTTGACTTTATAATTAATGAGTGGTCAGAAATTTATCCTGATTTAAAAAATCACGCCTTAGATATATATAATGTTTCATTAGACAGTGACCCCAACTATGTATCAGACACATTAAGTTTGTTAGAAGGTGTTGATGCTCCATCTTTAGATGCTCCAATATTTGACAACCCTAATTTAAACAAAAGAAAAATTTACAATAAAAAAACAGGAGTTCTTGAGAAGAACTTGCGTTTACAATCCCTTCAACAAACAGGAAAAAAACGATATGTTAATTTAGATTTTGATTCACAACAAATATTTAAAATTAGAAAAGCTTTAATAGACATGGATACAGCTGAAGGTATACAGCAATTAAAAGGCTATACAGATTCTAAATCTTTTGAACAGATTATACCAGACCCTAGGGTAAGGGAAGAGTTTTTAAATAGAATAAAAGAGTATGTAAATGCTAAAAGAGGAAACAAATATATATCCGAACAATCTAGGCGTGATGCAAGGAAGCTAAACAGATTTATTACTCTTGGTGTGTCAAGAACTTTGGGTAGTGTTGGTCAGTACCCAAAACAGCTAGTTCCTCTTTCTAACACAGCAGTTAATGCTGGAGGTAGAAACACCTTTGATGCTGTTAGACAATTTACTTCCAATAAAGCTTTACGAGAATGGATAACAAAACTACCTTATGATATTGCTAATAGGGGTATTGAAGCTGAAGCATTACTGGATTCTTATAATACTAAATTGGAAAAACAAGCAAGAACTAAAAGCGGAAAGATGGTGGGTGAGCTTGACAAGCTTCAAAACTGGTGGTTAAAACAAATGCTTATCAATCCAGATAAGATAGCAGCAAACGCATCGTGGGTAGCTTACTATGGAAGAGAAATGAAAAGAAAAGGTGTTGATATTTTTGCAGAGGGGTTTGATTGGGCTAATCACGAAGTAGATACTGAGGCTGGAAACTATGCGCAGCAACAAGTAGACAGACAGCAGAACGTTTCGCAAAGAGATTTACAAGGAGCTTGGTTTAGAAGTGATGATACTACTACAAGGTTAATGACTAAAATATTTTTACCGTTTTCAAATTTTTTATTGAATCAAAAAAGCAGAATGTATTCTGATTTAAATACTATGACAAATAAAAATTCCTCTACACAAGAAAGAACAACAGCTGCTCGTTCACTAGGAGGATTAGCTGTAGAAACTGCTGTTTTTAATGCTATAGGTTTAGGTCTTACAATGGGAACAGCTGCACTTTCAAATATGCTAGGCGCACCAGAGGAAGACCCTGAAAAACTTGAACAACAAACTGCTAATAGATTAAAAGGTAGACTTGGTAATATTGTATCAGATGTGTTAAGTCCGCTACCTCCTTTAGATGATGGGGTAAGAATAGGTTTAAACGCTCTTATTGCTTCAATATCAGATGATGAAAATCCTTTTGAGTTTTACACAAGCAATGAAACTTTATTAGAGGATTTAGGATTGGGAAGTATTGTAATAGAAAAATCTATAGGACAACCGTTTGTTGCTTTAAAAACCATGTTGTCTGGAACATATAATGGTAAAGAATTAGATAGTGAACATTTAGAATTAGCTAAGGTTACAGCTGCATTATGGCCTTTATATATTTCTGGTGCTCTTCCTGCAGAAGCGGGCTCTATAATAACTTATAATTTAAAAAGAATTAAAGATAGCGTTAAATAATTATGCCTTTTAAAAGTCAAGCACAAAGAAAATGGATGTATGCTAATAAGCCAGAGATGGCTAAGCAGTGGGAAGATGAAACCCCAGCTGGTCGTTTGCCAGCACGTTTAAACTCTCGCTCTACATCTAAGACTAAAGTTAGTCAGAGAAGACGCAGGCGTAAGATTAGAAAAGGAATGTAAATAATAAATACATAATGAAAGTATTTATTAAAACCGCAATCATAAAATTTATTTTAGGATTTTTCATTACAGATTCATTAGACAGTTTATAGCTGTATGCCCACCCAGAACTACACCACAACCAATAGCTTGTTTTTTAAAATGCTTTGCGTAAGCAGCTGCGTATGATGTTGTGTCTATACCACAGCCCACCTGCATACCGAAGATACGAAAGTTTCTTCCAACCATCCACTCAATATATGCCTGTGTATGTATGTGTCCCTGTACAGTAGACATCATATCGTTCTTTGCTTTTGTTCTTGCCGTACCTCCCTCACCGTGTATGTACTGAACGTTATCATACACTATCCTTTCCACCCAGTTCCATTTAGTTCCCAGCACCTCATTGTAAGACTTAATCCACATAGTTGGTATGGCTGAGGTCTGAGCTTTCCGCATAACCATTCTGTCATGGTTTCCTATAATCACATCAGCTACTGGAAAAGCTCTGTTCCAATGACTGACAGTTTGTATTGCGTAGTCTAGCTCATCAGCTCCTCCGAGTGCGTCAGAGGAAGTCTCGTGATAAGAACTGTAATGGTTGTCTATAATATCTCCAATGAATATTACTTGGTTGCATAAATACTTTGCGTAAGTTTCTTGACAGAAATCTAAGTATCCGTCAAGTTCAAATGGTGCATGCAAATCTCCTACTACTAATATTCTTCTCTCGTTTTTAGTTAGGTTATCGTATGCAATTTTTTTATCTCCTTTTAATCGTGGTCTGAAATCTTTATAGCTCATCGTTTATTGATTCGTTAATAGTTTTTAATTTACTATTAAGAGTCAGTATAGACTTACGAGTTTCATCATACTCTTGGTCTACCAATGTTTCGTATATTTGATTTACTGAGTCGTGAATATCCTCCATTATAAAGTTAATGTTCTGAAGACGCTTTTGTTCTAGCGGTGTTATATTCATTTTATAAGGTTTACTGTTCTCTTAACAATAACCTTCCTGTATACTCATCGATTGTTTTGATAGCCTTGTATATTTTACGAGACTGTCGTTTTACTTTTTCTACTTCTGTCTTACTAGACTCGCTACCTAAATTACAATAAAGGTCTGCGTCAATTTCAAAAAGAGTATCTATTTTCCTTTTATTACTCCAGCTCGTGAAGTTTAGAATCTTTTCAATGTCATCTATGTTATAAGACATAAGTATCAATGCAACTTAAAGTTATGAAATTTTTTTCAACATTTCATTAATTTTTGCAAATCTTTGTTTCAAGTATGCAGTTTGCGGAACATACCCAAACTCTTTTCTGCACTCATTAAATATATCTGTAAACTCTTTTTTAATTAAAACTCTTATGCTTTTGTTTCTTTCTTTTAAATTAATGTTTTCATTTACATACTTATAATACTTTGTCTTTAAGTCTTTAGAATTTTTTATGTTGATTGCATAATTTAATTTTAACTTATTAAACATTTCATCATAAGCTTCGAGGTAATAGTAATCATTGTTTAACTCAAAGGTTTCAAAAACCTTTAAGCCATGAAGCACAGTGGCGTGGTCTTTATAAATAAATGAGCCAATGTCAGTTAAAGAATGACTGGTTAAGTTTTTGCATAGCTTATAATAAACAGCTCTTCCATACACTAGCTCTCGGTTTCTGTTTTTCTTTGTTATATCTGCGTTGAGTTTTTTAACGACTTCATTTCTTATTGCTTTTAATTTTGTGCATTCTTTAATTTCAATTGTTTTCATACTTAATAGTTTTGTTTAGGTTTATATAGTCTAAGTATTCATCCGAAGTTATAATATTAAATTTATAAAACAAAGGAAACATACTTCTTGAGTTTAAATATTCTACGCTAAAAAACAAAGGGTCTTCCATGGTAACAACACCTGCTAACATGCCAAATCTCCTAGGTTTTTCTTCGTATTTTTTTTCTTCATGCATTTCACTTGCAAGTTTATCAAGCTGCATTATAATTCCAGCGCTATAAAGCGGAGGTAAACTTTCTAACTCTTCTAAAAAATTTTCTTCCATTTCATAGAAGTGGTCATCCCCTGTAAATCTCTGCGGTAAATCCATATTCTTTTAATTCTTTCATTCGGTATTCCTGCAGCTTAGACACCTTTCCCTTCTTAGTTTTAATTTCATAAAACTCAATACCATAGTCGGGGTGTAATGCTAGTACATCAGGTATACCATTCTTATTAGTCTTAATTAATTTAATAACAAAGTAACCATCAGCTTCAAGCGATTTAATTTTTTTAGTTTGAATTTGTTGCTCTGTCATATGCAAAGTTACTTAAATCTTTTATTGGTATTAAGACCGATAAAGATGTTTTGTCATCACCCATTTCTTTCACGCACCCTTTTGAATAATATTCCCTAGCTATCTCTTTTAGTCTTTTAGTTTTAATTATTATTATCACCTCATCCCTAAATTTATCAGCCAAAACAAACGCATAGTAATCTGATTTAGTTTTAGATATACCAGATGGTTTACCTCTGCTTTCAAACTCGACTGCTATATTACCTGTTGTTGCTGTCCAAAAATCTCTTTTAACTTCTACTTTAGAGTTTTTAAATATATTGTCAACTAACTTCTCGCCTTGCTGACCGATGACTAAGTCGTAGTCAAAATTAGTTTTTCTGTCCTTCATCCTCAGCTTTCTTTTTATCTTTCTCTGCATCTTTCTTAAGCTGCTCGATAGCCTTGTCATAACCTTTCATTCTCTTAAGAGCTTCAAGCGTTCCAATTGATAGGCTTCTAATGTTCATCATCTCTTTGATGACTTCTTGCATGATGTTATCAAGCTTGTCTAGCTTGTTCATCATCTCTATTAATTTTTGTTCTTTCATAATTATAAACTTAGTAAATCTTTTTTAAAATGTCTGAGGGTGTAATCTTTTTTATTGGTTACAGTTTTATATATCTTAGTTTCGATTCCTCTCTCTGCAAATATCCAATACACATCACTCACTTTTGAATCTTTGGTAGTCATTCTGTCACGAGACTGCCAATAACTAAGAGCAGAAAAATCTATGTTGTAATACACAAGGCAGTCAGCTTCCTTTAAACTTATTCCTTCTCGCCCACTTACTATTTGAAGCGCTATATTTTTATTGGTTGCCTTGAACTCCTCCAGGTCATCAGTCAAGTCATCTCCGTACACCTCTTTTAAGGCATCATACTCGGCTTTAAACTTATAATATATGCCTACCTTCTTATCTTTAAATTCAGTGCGTATAAACTTAGCTTTTGACAAGTCGGTTACCATACGCTTTCCGTTCTCCAACTTGACAGTTCCAGAAAAAAGCTGGTGAATCTTTGACATCTTCTTTACCCCAGTGTCACCGAGTATAACCTCCTTAGTTTTCTTTCCTGTTATAATACCATACTCCCTCATCTCCTTTACAAAGTTATATGTCAGCTCACTCATCCTAACCTTGAGAACATGCTCTCTTATCTCTGACTTAAAACCTGCCTCCTTCTGAGTATAACTTATCATGTATGGTTTCATCCTGTCAAGTATTGCCGGTTTACCATCATCGTAGTTGTTTATGTGGAAGGAGTTAATTATTTTCTGGACTACATTAACATACTCTTTAGCAAACTTATAAAAGCTTTTGTATTCAATGAATGGATTCTTAGGACAAGCATACACTTGATGGTATATCTGACTAAATGATTCTGGAGTTGGAGTTCCAGACATCAGAATAACATAAGGGTTTTGTTTTAATATTATTTCTTTAACTAGCTTAGTTCTCTTACTTGGTTTTGGATAAGCTCCAAGCGTGTGCGCCTCATCAAGAACAATTAAATCAAACGTGTTAGGTTGATTGATTCTTACTTTATGAAGGCTTTCGTAATTTATTATAGTTATATTATAACTTGGCTTGAGTTTATTAAAGTCAGTATCAATAGAACTAATTGCTTTTTTCTTGGTGACAAACAAAAGATTCTTAATGCCTAGTTTCTCTGCCACTCCCAGAGCAGTCAGAGTCTTTCCTGTTCTGACTTCCATTGAAAGATAAACGAAGCGGTGTGCCTGAAGCACACCCTTCGCTTTCTCAATTATCTGTATTTGATAATCTCTGAACTCTACCATTATTTTACATAATAACTTTGAGCCGCTTTGCCCCCACAATTCCATGAGTCCTTGTGTAGACCTTGGTCAATACAGGTTAGATGTCTTGAGGTATGTATGACATACACCTTTGATTCATCGACAGGAAACTCTTTGACTTTATATCTTTTGTTTCCATTCCTTTTCAATGGTGATTGTCTTGGTGAAAAACCATTCTCAATAAGAAATGCTTCGAACACTCTCTCATTGTTTGGCATCATCTTCATTTCAAGACCTATCTCAAATAATCTTTGCATTACTTGAAAATATTCCAACCCTGTAGCATGAGCACAAGCTCTTACGACACAGTCATGTGTGCGTAACTCCTTAACTCTCTGGAAGTATTTTTCTCTACCTCCATAAGACTTTAAGTATTCAATTGTTTTCATATTACAATTTGTTTGTTAAACATAATTTTGCCGAACTAACGACAATACAAAGATACGACAAAAGTTTTACAATTCCAAATCCTAGTCATAGCAAGGCTTTAGAAAGCTGGTTCAATGTCTGGTTCTGTTAATTCTATCCATCGACCCGTCATATCCTTTCCTTCTACAGGAGGGTGACCTGTCGCATATTCTGCATAAGAATGAAGCCATTTATAAAAGACCTGTCTACTTATGGTCATCCTAGATTTCGGTCCATAGTCTGGGTATTCATTAATGAAATCAAAGTACAATTCATTCTTGTATATTTTTAAGCCAACCCCTAACTTGTCATTTTCATTTGATTCAGCTAACAATCCACACCACTCAATAAAGTCATGAGATGTAGAAGCTGATAGTTGTCTGATTTTAAGATTAACAAACTCACTTTCAATTAAGCCCTCTCTTAAATACAACTGTAGACACTCAATCATATAGTTATCAAACACACACCACTCATCATCATCCCAATCTCCAAAGAACAATTTACCAAACTCATCCTGTGGTGTATAAGATTTAGTATAGTGTTGGTATAACTCAAGCTCCCACTTCCTTCTTTGAAAAGAATTACCTGTACCTTTTATGGCATAGTTTGTGGTGATAGCTATCTTAGGGCTCTTGTTAAATGGTATCTTAATTGCATCCTTATTCTTTTTCTCAAGAGTTAATCCCTCTGTCACCACACTAAACAATCTTTCAAAGTTGAAATACTTCTTGACATCATCAAAGCAAAGTATCTGAGTATCCACAGAAACTAACTGGTATGCAAATGATTTCTCAAATGCAAATGCTTTTCCATCTATAGTCACTAACTTTTTCATGTGGCTTAAAGCATTCATAAATATACCCTTCCCTGTCCCACCTTCTGGATTGTCTGAGATAACCTCATCATTAAGTATGACCGCTGGACAGTACGATAAGTTCTTATGACCATGCATTAGAAATCCTATCGTTGACTCCATAGACAGAGTTCTCTTTTCGTTTTGGCCACACACATTATGTATAAATGTTTTATAGTCACACTCGGTTATTAGACACTCACGAAACGCCCTGTCAATCACTTGGTCTTTCCAAACATACCCATCAAGGTCTACATAATCTATAGCTGACACCTCGTATTTCTTAATCTGTACAGCACAATTTTTAAAATATAAATAAGATGTATCCTTAGTATCTTCTATAAAATACACATCAATTGTGTTAATTAATGTAAGAAACTCCTCTTTAAAGAACCTAGTCTGCTCTGCAAAGTAATTATAAATAGACACATCTTCAATTTGGTACAAGTAGTCAAGAACGAAATCTTTTATCTCTTTCTCGGTTGAATGGTCTATAAGATTATTAGTTACCCTTACAAATACAAAACTCTTACTACCTTCCGGTGCATACTTATAGAAACCATTGTCTTCTAAAAACTTTTTAAAATATAATGGCACTATCTTTATAACACCCTTCTCTGTCTTAGTCCAGAACTCCTCATCCTTACCCTCTTCCGCTTTCTTAATAACCGCATCAATAGTATACTCTGGTAACTCTGTTCTTTGCAAGTCTTTCTTTACATCTTTCTTTGGCTCACCCCTCTTAAGTCTTTGCTTAACATTGTCAATTATTTCAGTGTTCTCATAATACTTTGTGTTAAAAAGATGAGTCTTGCTATAAGCTGAATCGATTGTATTATCTATCTCTCTGGATGGAAAGTCTTTTGTTGCATAGTTATTACATATGATAGAGGCAGTTGTCTTGTTAATTCCAAACTCATTTAATGCTTGAGCTATCACATATACATTGTGATTTCTCTGACCCTCTGTCATAGGGTATTTAGTTTGCCACCACTTGAGAAGTATCTCTACTATCTTTCTCTCGTCTGTAATTTTTAATAGTGGTTGACCTTGTGCTAAATGCTTTTCTTGGTATTCTTCTTCTTCTAACTTTTCCCATAAATTACTTTTCTGGTTGACATAGATTTGTTTATCAAAACTTTCATAACATACTCTTGATATATTTTTTGATGTAGTATCAAAGTAAGGAGATGCAAAATGTTTTTTTAGTGCATTGAAATACTTTGTGTGGTTCTCTGAGTCCTTCGGTATCCTTACTAAAACCTTTAATCCATTTCCAGAAGGTGATACAAAAACTGCAAAGACAAACTTATTTTTTTCAAACTTCGCCCTGTCATCTGTCAGGTCTTTCTTTTTTTCATATCCATCAAAGTCTAAACAGATAAGGCCACTATGCTCAACCAGTGCCGAGTCAGACCTCTTATTAAACACACCAGAAAAACATATTGATGGTAATTTTTTCTTAAGCTCGTTCCTCTCTGACTTATTCTTTTCGTTTCTTATTCTCTTGACCAGCTCACTATTCTTTCCTTCTTTAATCCTGTCCAGTATAAACATCACATCTCTGTGAAAAGGTGTATCGGTCTCCAGTATGTTTTTAAATATTGTAACTTCTGTTTTCAATTTGTTTGTTTGTTTGTTAAAAAAGGAGGAGGAGAAAACCAATTAATATGAAAAGAAAAAAATCTCCTCACTCCTGTTATAAATTAAATTTAATTAACTAGAAAAGGTCTTCACCTTTTTTATCTGCCTTATCTTCAGGCTTGACATAAGGTTTGCTTTGCTTGATAGAAATCTTTGGGTCACCTGCTTGGGTAGTTCCATTCCACCCAGCAATCTCCCAAACAACTCCATTAAGGTCTGTCATTGTACCCTTATGGTCAGGTTGGTTTTCTTTTTCCTTGTACTTGTTTGGAAATAAAGAACCCATCCCATCCTTGTGTTTGTATTCACTCATATATATATATTTAAATTACTCTTCTCGTGTACGACTTTCGCACATCGTGTGTTGCACCTTCCCCAAAAAACTTATCGTAGTTTGCTAGTGCACTCATAACTGCCATCTTACCACCCTCAAGAGTTTGGTCTGATGGAGTTATCTCTTCAATGTCATAATAAATATCACCATCGTTATTTATCTTTTTCTTTTTACCAAAGAAAATAAACTTAAAGTCCATGCCAAAAAGTTGTTTATATAAATAACACTGGGAGTCGTATCCGAAATCTCTCATCCTAAAAATATTTATATCTGAAGGATTGCTCCCTGTGGTTTTTAAATCTACTATAACATACTGACCATCCACATCTAAAGTGATAAGGTCAGCCTTACCTTTAAACATGTGGCCATGTATCTCAGCTATTGCTGGTTGCTCTTTTAATGCAATTGGATTATTAAGTAAAGCTCTAACAATATCAGAACCATACTCTGACTTTGGATTCATCACCCAATCTGCTAGGTCTTTTATTTCCTGAGCCTCAGAAGTTCTTAAAACAAAATCAACATTGTTGTCTTCTTTGTACTGCTTGTACTCTTTACTTGCTCTAGTCTTTACATCAACCATCGCAAAATCTTTTGCCTTGTCTGGCTCAAGTAAAAGTTGATGGAAGTATTTCCCTAGCTCTAAGTTTTTCATCTGGTCATCAGAAAACTTTTTCGTTGAACGAAACTCTTTGGCTGAACTTTCAGACTTAAGATACTTAAGGTCAGAGTTGGATAAGAACTGCTTACCAAACTCACCATAGTATAACTCATCATCTTTAAGTTGCTCTATTATTTTATCTCTATCCATAAAGCTCTTTTTCTAATTTTTGTAACTGCTCTATATCAATTACAAAGTTTTCAGATATCAACACTTGAATTTGCTTCCAAGTCTTTTTATCTTTTTGCTTTGCCTTTGCACTCATTAGTATGTTTTTATAATTAGCATCACTCATGATAGGTTTTGAAGATGTTGATACAGATGCTGGAGCTGGGTCATCGTTTGCATCGATGTCCTCATCAGGTGCAATACCTAGCATACCAGCTAATGCATATCTTCTATAGTAAGTTATCCCAGCCCCTACACTTTGGTAAAGATTCATAGAACCAAGCTTAACCTCAGAGACTGGAGTCCAGCTTTCGATAGCCTCACCAGAATCTATGTGTGCAAGAGTTGTTTTAACAGATGGCAACCTAGACTGCTCATCAGTATCAATAGACTGAATTAGCACCAGTCCATTCTTATTTAATATTGGAGTAACAATTTTAATTAGGGTTTCTAGTTTACAATACTTGTAACCATACCCAGAGGAATCTTTTGGTATCCCCTTTAATTCTTTCTGGAACTGAGCCAGAGATTTATATATATTTTTCATTAGTTATTTTTGTGTTAGTTTATAATACT